TTCGTTTTCTGCTACAGAAGTTAAACCGGTACCACCTTTATTGATTAATATTTGCGAACTAAAATTATCGGGATTAAGTTCTGTAATATTCCCACCGCGTCCTTTTAGTGTATGAGCTTCTACTACCCCCGCCGTCGTGACATTACCCGCTAAAACGTTACCCCAAACATTTGCGGTAATGTATCCAGAACCGTTATATGGTGAAATAGTCGTATCTGTAGATGCATCTCTGGTAAAACATATTGTATATTCATTTGGTAAAGATGCACCTAAGTAACCCGCAAATACGTTTGCGGTTGGTCTTGCCATGTGTTGACCCATATCCATAGTGTCTCCACCTGATACCTGATCATTTCCGGATGCAACCCCGAATATCTTATCTGTTATAAAATGATCTGTTATATGTTCGTGTGTAGTATTACCTTGTACTGTTAAGTTACCACCAATAACGACGTTTGATGATATACTCGTAATTTTATCGGTATCATTGTAACTTATTTTACTACTTTTGAGTAACTTTGAGCCCGAATCTAAATACGGAATAAACGTATCATTTATTTGACTACCACTTCCAATCGTTATATCTTTGGTTTTTATACCTTGACTAAATTGGAGTATATTTGATGTAATGTTTGCGGTTGCTGGTCCATTACTTACGATAGATTCAAGGTTTGAAGAAACCTCTGACCATGTGGGTATATCATTAGTCCCAAGTTTAAGAAATTTACCTCTATCAGAATCATCTCCCGCTCTTATTAATCTTCCTAAAGTATTATCAGAATCGTGATTACCATATAATATATCACCTTTTGTGATTATTTTGTGTCCCGTACCACCACTTGTCGATGCAATAGGAATATTTGTACTTACAAATTCTTCTGCGTAAACGTTTGTTTCTACAACAATGTTACCCGTGGTCATTAAACTCGTTGCTTCATTTCGAAATTGAATGGTATTTGATGTAATATTTGCGGTTGCTGGTCCATTACTTACGATCGATTCGAGGTTTGAAGAAACCTCTGACCATGTGGGTACATCATTAGTCCCAAGTTTAAGAAATTTACCGACATCTTCATTAGAACTCGCGGGATCGAGTTTTCCGAGTGAATTATCCGACTTACCGTAAAGTATTGCACCGGACTCATAAGTAGCGTATCCCGTACCACCACTTGTGGATAAAATAGGTGAAGTCGTGCTAATTGAAGTTGCTGAAATTATACTTGCTGAAATTGTATTAGAACCCGCAATTTTACCTAAAAAAGATCCGTGTGTTGTATCTACCTGTACGTTACCCAGAGTTTTAATACCCGTTATTATGTTTGACGATTCAATTGGTATAGATAAAATGTTACCATCTAGTTTTCGAGAAACAACGTCCATGGTAATATTATCCAAAAGTGAACCGTCACCAAGGTATTTTTGGGCGTAAACGTTACCCGATGTCCAAAACGCATTCGTTGATTGTGTTGGAACGTTTATTTTAACAGAACTTGGGTCGTTTCCTAAACTTATGGTATCTGTTGGTACTAGGTTACCTGCCAATCCTAGGGTGGTCCCCGTAAACCGCGTCGAGTGTGTCCTTCCACCGGTTGTAATATAAGCTGGGTTAGTACCAGTTTGAACACCATCAATGGTAATATTCGTACCAGATATAATTCTTTCTGATTTAGATGTACCTTTAACGTCTAGTAAAGTAGTGCCTGAACCACACATAAAAATTTTATCCTTTACGGAAAGGGCGTGTGTGGGTGCACTATTTGAAATACCAACATTTGACGTTGTTATAAAACCTGTTGTAGAATTAGTAAACTGGATTGTGTTTGAAGTTGAATTACCTCTAGCAGTTGCTTCTTGTAAAGTAATACCACCTAAAAGGGATGTTTTAACACCAGAATCTACAACTTCCTTTGTAGTTGAATTATATGCAAAAAAGTTTGCATTTTGGACATCTTCAACTCTGAGAGGTGAAATATAAATGGACCCTGAATTGGGTGTACTAATTTCAGTATTAGACGCATTGAAAACAATCGTGTTTTCAGCCTGGCTATCTGAAACGTGTTTACCAAACCGGATTTTGGTAGACCGTTCGATGGTAGGTATGTTTTTAACCATTTAATATATGTAAGTATTTTTAATTGGCGTATATGAGACCAGCCATTCCATTTTCTATTCTGAGAATGTTATAATTCACGGCATATATCGGATCGTTAATTATCATGGATTGACTATGTATTTTTGCTGAATCTAATCGACTAAAATTGAGCGTTCCTGTCGGCTGGAGTGAACTCGTCGAAAGACAAAAGCAGTATAAAAAGAAATCGGGGGACGTTACGAATTGTGTGTGATAATAGTTCTGAACTTCCATAAAGTGTGGTTTTCCCCATTTATAAGGACCTATATCGAGACCGTTAATTTCTAATTTAACCTTGTTACTCGCGGACGTTAGTGCACCTTCAACGGTCGTATCAGAACACGCGAGGTATTTTACGGGGTGATTAAACGTAAGTTCTTGTGTAAGTTCTCCGGAAGGAATACTTTTTTGAACTTGTGTAATGAGAAGGTTATGGTTTCTCGAAACTATGTTACCACGTTCCTCGTTATCAAGGTAATAGTAATTTGAATAACACTCGACGTTATAATTACTTGCTTGTGATCCCCAGTGAATACGTAATTCGACTTCATGGTATCGTAAAGCAATCATTGGTAAAGCACACTGTGGACCTTCACAAAAGAAAAAGCGTAACGGGTAAAAGTACGAACGTGCGCTTATACCTGGGTGTGTACCGTTGGAACTCTTAGAAACGTTCGTTGCGAACGTATCTATGGCTATTTTTTCGGTAAAAGCTGCGTCTTGGGTATCTATAACCTGACCCCCAATGAGTAATTCGACCTTATCTATAACATTTTCCCAGTTTTGGATATCGAGTGCTTGTGTATTATCATCTAATGTGAAATACGTGTATCCTAATAAGTCACCTGATCGTGGGAATTTGATCGATGACATAGCGTTATTATTCACAACTCCTTGTATCGTTTGTTTTTCTATGGATTGTGAAAAATTAGAATGCCGTTTAAAAGTTGAGCTAAAGAATGAAATTTCTGGGTCACCCATTATGTATTTATCTTGAGCACCAATGGCGATAAGTTGAACAACACCAGAAGACATTTATATTAATAGGAGGTTTAAATTATACGTACGAAAACGCCCTGAAATAATTAATAGGGCAGGTTCTTATTTTTGCAGACGAATCTAAATATTAAACAGGTTTCTCCATCTGAAAATGATACAGCCGCACCAGTTTCGTTTAATACTTCGACATTTAATCTATCGAGTTTACGAATTGGGTTAAAATATTGTTGAATAACTGGGTATTCATTTTTAAAAACAATGCGATCTGTTCCATCTGTTACGAGGGTTCCGAAAACGCCGTTGATCATATTATCACTGGATGTATCAAGATCTGTTTTTCCTCTTTGAGAAAAAATAGTTTTCAACTCATCAATTTTGAGGTGAATGAGTTCACTCGCGTTGTGATTATCAATATGAGCTGCTATTAATTGAACCTGGACTATATTTTCGAGTGGTGTTGGAAAGTATGATGTAAATTTTTGCTTACTTGAATCAGAAATGGTATCAACTATAACTGTATGATACTCGTGTTCGAAATCGGGTAAAGTAGATTGACTAGTCACTAAAGCCATTTATATATACTGGAGATTTTACTTCATCTTATAACTCGCTTGGTCCTTGACCACTTTTTGACCCCCACAAATTCCGCCTCGACTATCGGAATAGTAGGCTGTATCGAGACAATCTTCCCTGGACTCCTGGTCGAAAAGAGATTTGTCACTTACCATTTCAATTTCAACTGGTTGGTAACCACTTTTTCTTAAGGCGCCGAGCGCGCACAAAATTAAGAATATAATCACAATTGATTTAAGTGTACTTTTATTAGTAGCGTTAAGTTTCATTTGTATTGAGTAAATATTTTTTTTATAAAGTGCGTTAAAGAAATTAGAATAGTTTCAATATAAAGATTAATGGACGGTGAGATCATCCTAAATCGAGGTGACACAAATGTTATGAAATTGGACGATAACGAACAGGCGTTAATGAATGAGATCGAAATTGATATTCCAAGATCCCAGCCTGTAAAAAAGCAAATACAAAAAACTATGAAAACTCAATATAATCCCCCACCAACACAATTTTTCCAGGAAGATATGGACTCGTTTGCGAACCCGAATAAACAAAATCCACCTTCTGTACCCCCACCGGAAGAAGTTATGGATTATGGTGAATATGAAGACGAACCGGAACAACAGGGGTACGAGTATGCGGGTGGTGGAGGAGGAGGTGGTGGATATATGGAAGAAGAACAACCTTCACCTGGATTTAAAAACATAGATGAGGAAAAAGCCGATCTCGTGAATAAACTTGGTCGATTAGAAAAGAAGGGGTTTACCGTAAATAAACGTTTGAATGCATATTCTCCAATAGATGAACTTAGAACTGAGGTTAAGAGAATTACGTATAGTATCGATGTTGATAAATCGATAAAGTTTTCGAGACGTATGCTCATTGCTTGTACGACGGGACTCGAGTTTATGAATAAGAAATATAACCCATTTGAAATCCAACTCGACGGTTGGTCCGAAAACGTTATGGAAAATGTTGACGATTATGATGAAGTTTTTGAGGAGTTATACGTGAAATATAGAACGAAAATGCACGTTGCACCTGAAGTTAAACTTATTATGATGCTTGGTGGATCAGCAATGATGTTCCATTTGACGAATAGTATGTTTAAATCGGTGATGCCGAATATGAACGACGTGATTAAACAGAATCCAGGGTTGGTTCAGAATATGATGTCGGCCGTTCAGAACACAGTTCCTAAGTCGCAACAACAGGGTGAAGAGAAAGTGGATGCAAATGGGAGAAGAGAAATGCAGGGCCCAGGATTTGACATTTCGAGTCTCATGGGTAATATCATGATGCCACCCCAACCACCCATGAATACGACGAATATACCCCAAGTAGAAAACCCATTAACCGATGAAATCGATATCGAGGACGATATTTCCGATATTGCTGAACCACCAGTCGGTGATACCAAGGAAAGAGGTGAAGATGATAGTGAAGTTAGGGAAGTTAAGGTTACCCAGACCAAGTCAAAAAGAGGTGGTGGGAAAAAGAAAAAGTCAGTCGAAATTAATTTATAAATGATAGTATAAATGATAGGGTATTGTCCTTTGGACCAAGATCCTGTTGAGTTACCTTCGAGAAGACAAGATGTTATTCCTCAGTCAAGGTTACAAAAACCGGATAAAACAAAAAAACGTTCGGTTCTTGGCGAGGACGATACCGAATGTAATTTCGTTGTCATGTTTTTTATCGCGGGTGTTATTGCCCTAGCGGTCATGGATTCACTTCCATCTAAAAAGTGAGTGATAAACCATTTACCATCCTGTTTGTTCCAGCATGGTAAATGTAAATTTGTTTTTTTAGTTAAAATTTTAATGGTACCGTATATGATCGTAAAAACAGTTATTTGCCGGTATTTCAGACCAGGAACTATCACCTGGTTCTTTCCAAAGACTATATAATGCTTCACCACCACCATTTTCCTGGAACCGTACGAATATTTTATGGTACCCAGTTTTCAAGTATATATTACCTGTGGTTCCACCGGGGGTTGTGGTTGTACCATTATGACTATGTCCACCGTACCAATAAGCGATTCGAATACCGTTTATGTACATATCTGAAGCATCGTCACTATTTAAACCGAAATAGTGCGTTCCAGCTGTAGTTACTTTTAAATAACCTTCAAATGTTTCGGCAAATGTATCATCGGAGCTGACGGCAGTGTGACGTGGTCTACTTAATGATTTAGTACCTGAACTTAGACTTTCGAAATACGTATCCATAGCAGATTGTGTAGTCGGATTACTTGCACCTGCGCTACCAAAATACAGTTTTATTAGGTTTCCCTTAACTAAATGTTTTTCATATTGTGATGTACCAGTTTGTATAGAGTTACAGTGAATGGTACCGGTAACATCGAGTTCGGCATTTTGACTCGTATTTCCTATACCAACCT